GAGTACTAGTGTGTTACCTCCACTACCTAGTTCTCTGACAATATTGCTAATCTGATCAATGCGTTTAGGATCTGTAACCAGCCACTTTAATTCCTGTGCGTAACTGTTAAAGCCTAACGCACCATCTTGTAACTGAAAAATATTAATATCCAAGTCAGCAAGAACACCCATGTCCTGAAGTTCTTTACTGCTTAGGTTACCAATCACAGGACCAATACTGCAAACACAACCCACTGCTTCATATTCGTCTTTGGGAATGGTACCAGTTAGTCCCCAACGAATAGGTACATTGCGGAAGATACCACTAAGCTGATCTCGCAGTACGTCTGCTTTAGCCTTGTGTACCTCATCCACCATAACGCACACAACACCATCAAGGAATTGTTCTACGTCTATCTCTGCTTCGCCTGCTTTTGTTTTCTTTTCTAAGATAGCAAGACTTTGCCACGTACAAATAGTATGTGTTTTACCAAACTCTTTTCTATCACCAAAGAACACACCAACATCTAGCCCCATGTTCTTGTAATCTTTTTCTGTCTGTACAACAAGGTCCTTGTTAGGTACGATTACAATACTACGACCATATGGTTCACATTTGTGACTAAGTACAGCGGTGATAAGTGTCTTACCTGCCCCTGTTGCAATCTGCTGTAGGCACTGTGGATTGTCTAAGAAACGATTAATTACTTCTACTTGATAATCACGTAACAGGATAGGCTCGCCGGCACGTGGGTGCTTGGCAGGCCATGCAATGTGTTCGTAGTCTGTTTGTGTAACATGGTTAAAAGAAAAGTCCCATGTTTGGCGTTGATCATCTACTTCAACGTGATAGCCTTCTTCTACTACCAACGGCAATAGTTTATCTAACAAATTGAAATAAGTTCTTCCACCAATGTCGCAATATCTAATGCACCCATCCCACCGACCTAATTTATAAGCAGGCATATGGAAAGCATACGGCAGGAAGTACTTAACAGCATCAGAAATCTTGCGACGTGTTTTTACATCAAGTCCCACAAACTTGATGTTCACTTCGTCACGTATTTCTAGAATAACCTTTTGCATACTATTAATTTATACTATAACCTACTATTTGTCAAGACATAAATGTAAAAAGTCCCCCGAGCATTACTGCCCGGGGGTATTGCCCAAACTTGGTGGGAGTCAAGTTTACGCAAAACGCTTCATACAAGTGCTTTCGGCAAGATCTCGCCACGTCATCGGACTCATCTTCTTCAAGTCCGCAACCTTGAGCACCATACGCAAACTAATTTCACGGAGTCGCGCACTCTTTTCAACCATGAAGTCTACAACTTCCTGTTCGCCTGCATCACCAAAATCATACTCAGCAAGCATGCCATCCTTGACAATTTGGTTGATACGCAAGAAACGGTCTTCCACACTATCCATCTCGAGGTCAATGTAGTGACAACGTGACATCAACGCTTCCAAGTGATCTTGGATCTTCTTGCTACGAACGTTCTCAAAGTTGACGTTAGTGATAAAGATACAACCACCCTTAAAGTCAAAGCGGTCGGGAATGCCTTCGCGACGCAGAGCGTTACTTTCACTCTTCCAACTAATTGTACGCTTCTTACCCGAGTCCAGCACAGCCTTAAGCATGTTCAAACAAATCTCGTCAAACAAGATGCTGTCACAGTCGTCAAACACTAGAATGTTACCATCCTGGCTGTTATTGTACAGCGTCTGGTACAAACCAATCGGGGTCATAGCACCCTTAACAACTTCGGTGCGCGGTGCCTTACCACCACTGAGCGTATGCATCACGTCGTATTCTTCAAGAATCTTCTCGACACCAAAGCTCTTACCAACGCCTGGAGGGCCGCTAACAATTAGACCACGCACAACACCGTTAGCAACAGCGTCAGTCATTTGGTCAAGAATTGCGAAACGCTTACGGATACGATCCATAGCCTCTTCAACAGTCTCTTCGCGCTTCGCAGGCTTAGAAATAACAGGAGCCTTATTGCTCACTGAAATTGATGGAGCCACAGTGGGCTCGCCTTCAAGAGTAACGTACTCCAAATCTTCCTCGCTCTCAACTAGTACACGGATTGCTGACTTGTCTGGGCCAAGCATGCTTGATGCGTTCACTGTAATGAACTTACCCTTTTTACCAAAATTCAGCGGCTTAACGATCGGAAAAATCGTATCAACAACAGGAGTGTTGCGATACGAACCCGATTTAATACGAACACAAGCAGTCATTCAAAGTCTCCCACAAAATTAAACAACAATATAAGTATAGCAGATTTTGCTATGTTGTCAACCTTTAAAGTACCCAGGCTACGATAAAAAGCACAGCCCAAGCACCCAGTGCTTGATCAAACCCGTAAAATCCCAACATCACCTTAAGTACGGGGAATAGTGCCGCTATAATTAGCACTAACACGAGTAGGGTCAAAATCAACATCATATGTATATAATAACATATTACAGGACTTTGTCAACCTTTTTTAGGTGCTGTAAGTCATTGATTTATATAGGGTATTTTTCCCTTAAAAATCAACAACTTAGCTCAATATACTTTCTAGCTGTTTAATAGTGGCACTTGTCATAAAATCGTGCCACTCCATGCCCGGATGTCCATAATCTCTAGCTACATATTCTCCGGGTTTATTAAAGTTTTTGTCTTCGCTATTATCAGCAAATATTATAGGTATATTATGTTTTTCAGCATAACTTATTATTAAACTTAAATCCTTAAAATCCATTACTTCACTAGTAGGTTGTACACTTCTTACAAGCTGATTATAAAACTGTTTATTAGTATCGTTAATAGATAATACACGCTGAATATAATGACCTATATTCCAACTATAATATTCGCCTGGGGCATTTACCCCTTCCATAAAGAATGTGATTCTATCAAATGCTTGTTTTTTAATAATAAAGGCTTTTGCATTCGGAATATCATCCTGCATTAATAATGTAGTATATAAACTTGATGGCCCTAGGTTTTGTGCAGGTATACCTAAGTTACAGCACTTTAAATCAAAATGCTTACTGACCCGTGTGGGCCAAATATCATCTTCATGCATACCAGTGCCATAAGTAAAACTACAACCAAAGAATACCAACGACGGCTCGTCGGTGAAATGGTCACAGCGAAAGCCTCGACTATTAGCACGATACAAAATTGGTTTTAAATTGTTTTCGTCTGTACACCAACCCGAGCGTATAAGATCACGCTTTTTACTTTCGTCGGCTATATTCCTAAAAAATAGTTCCTTTGTATCGCCTAGACTTTCAGTCGATACAATATAATCCAGATCAGACCTGGAAGTTAAGGTTTTAGGAAGTATGCTATATGTTAGTGTGTGTGAAAGGCTATCTGCGTTAAGCCAATGATTACCTAAATGACGTAGTATATCATCCCGCATAACATATAATTATTGTTCTGTACAGGTTCGTTCTTTGTAAACTTGTCCGTCGCTGGTCATGATTTCTTTCCATTCTGTGCAGACAACTACTTTTGTAACTGTAACAGGTGTTGGTTGAACAATGACCTGTTTTACAACTTGTTCTTTTGATTTATTGGATTCGTTGATCGCTGCTCCAAGAATAATTCCGCCAATACCAATTACAATAGCATCGCCGGTGCTAATACGCGAACGATGATGATGGTGGTGATCAACTCTATAGGGATTATAATGTCTAGGTCCAGCGAATGCTGGTGTAGCAACAGCTAACGATAATATAAGTGCTAATACTTTTTTCATATAGGGCTCCTTTACTATTATTTAGTTGATTACGATATCTTCCATGCCTGCTGTGCGTAGACGAGTGATATGGCCAATCTGCCATTGTTTAGTATCAAGCCCTTTCATGATACCGAGAAATCTATTACGTAACAAACTAAATTGGTTGCATAGGTGAGTGAGTGTAATAACACTCTCCTCACCGTCAACAAACTTCTCTGCATCTCTGCTACTGAGTTGTCTGTTGTATGCTTCCAAATACTTTCTAAATACCTTACTACGCTCTTTGCGTAGCTCAATGTTTAGATGTTCGAGTATAGCCTCAATCTCCTGTAGTTGATTGAACCTATGCTCTGTGATACCGGGTAGGGCGGCACTGGATTTCTCCAGGCTACCCTTAATACCACATTCATACTTGGCGCTGTCAAGTTCGTCCTCGAAATAGGCAATACAGTCAATGATATTACCCAAATCGTCAACAACTTTATTATACCAAGTACTCATGCTTATTATTCCCAGTTATCGTCATCGTCGTCATTTTCACCATCAAATAGATAGTCAAAGTGACTTAAAATAGCCGCCTTCATCGAACTATCAAATTCATTCTTGTGAACTTCAATCCCGTCAAGGTCTGAATGTTCGTCAAAACTCTTTAATAGTGACTCGGCAACTTCTAAACGTTCTTTACGTGGAACATATGTCTTAATAATATCCCACGTTTCGTTCAAGAGTGCTAGTTCAGGACTCATCTGCATATTCCTCCGGTTCTGGTTCAAAGTCAGTAGCGGAAGCATCCCCTACAGTATCTTTACTGGCAAGGGGATTCTGATTCCACTCGTCGATAATTATCTGTAGTTTGTCTCCCGTCCAGCCTTTTCTGAACTCCTTAATGAGTTCACCAGTTACCGGAGAAGTATAAGCTAGCTTATTACCTTCTTTAGCTAAGATTCCTTTTGCTTCAAACATGTCAAGCAATCCACTATATGGATTCATACCTGATTCATACGGAATCTTAATTTGCACACTTTCAAACGGCTTGCTGTAACGAGTTTTCATTACCTTACAAGCTGAGCGAATACCACGTACTTCGCTGATCTTATTGCCGTCTTCGTCTTCCTTGAGCTTGAGCTTGCGCATAGCAACAACAATACTTGATGCATATACGAAGCCTTGTCCGCCGGAGATCTTGTCGTCTGGATCAAACATATCCTGGCTAGCATATGTGTGATTGGTTGCAACAAGACCGATTGGAAATGGGGCAAGCATGTTGACAGTATTACGCACAAGTGCAGTAAGTGCCTTTGGCTTGCGTCCCATGTCGCCCTTCATGTCACCTTTCTGAAACTGATCAACGTCAGTTGGAGTAAGCAACATACCGAGACTGTCAATTACGAACAGTAGCTTAGGCATTTCTTCGTATGACAGCGAACCATAATTGCTTTTGTAGTCTTTCATGAAGTCTGAGATGGCTTTGGCCACATCGTCAATCATGCTAACACTAATACGAAGTAGTTTTTCTGGGCTGGTGTCGACATTTAGTGCCTTCAACCATTCTTCGTCAAGTGCGTTCTCTGAGTCAAAAAGAACAACTTGACAGCCCGATTGCTGTGCATGTCGCACAATATTGCCGGAACAAATAAATGATTTACCAGATCCGGATTCACCGGCAAATACACTTACCTTACCTAACGGAATACCTCTGTTAAAGTCGCCGCTAATAAGATAGTTTAGTGTATAGTTACCAGTACTGATCCAATCACGTGGGTCATGGAAGCCAGCACTGATGCCGCTGATGCTTTTAGTCAGACCAGTACGAAACTTGGTCAAGTCAAATGGTTTTTGCATATACTCTCCTTAGGCTTGCTTGCGGTTACGAATCATTGCAAGGATGTCATCGGCTGACTTCTTTGCGCCGTCGCTCGCTGCCTGAGCAGGAATTGGGCTTGCATCTACCTTTGGTGCTGGGGTTGTATCAAATGGTGCATCATCATCTTCCTCAACTACTGCTGGCGTTGCTGCCAGTGGTGCAGGCTTTGCCTGCGCAGGTGCAGTTGTCTTTTGTAGTGTAGGACTTGGTGCGTTTGCAGGAACATCAACACCATATGGCTTGTAATAGTTACCCCAACGTGCTGGATCATAAAGATCACCATTTACGCTTGCTTCAAACATTTCAGCAATTGCTGTATAGTGTTCAGCAGTTGGACGAGCTGGGAGGAAGTCCTTGAGTTCAAACAAACCAAACTTATCAATTGCACCTAGTTCGGTTTCGTCTAGACTGCGTTCCTTACGTGCCCATGAGCTTGTGCTATAGTCTGCATACTGACCCTTTGTGGTCTTAGTAAGACGGAAGTCTGTACCGTTGACATAGTCAGTTGGAATATTTTCCATATCAGGATCCATAAGCGCACCCTTAATGATATTGAAAATTTGAGGACCAATTACGAAACGACGGATTGGATTCTCTGGGCTTTCTTCTTGTAGAGGATTGTTAGCAACAAATCCCTGGAAGATGTACGAACGCTTCTTCCAATACTTACGACCCATTTCTTCAAGACTTGGATCCTTAAACCAGGGGCGAACCTCTGTGAGAATTGGACAGTTATCACCGTACATTTCACCGCATGGTACCTGTACAGTTACAGGCTTGTTTTCACCACCTACGACTCCTGGGAAGCCAAGACGGATCATCTGACGTTCTACCCAAAAGAAGGTATTGTTAGGATCTGAGTCTGGTAGGAATCGGAATGTTGCAGTTTGACCTTCTTCGATATTCCAGAAGGGGTAAATTGCATTATCACTGGTAGTGGATTGAGTTGTGGAACCTGGTTTTGATTCCATTGCCGCGAGCTTTGCGCGAATGTCTGCTAATGAGGCCATGTGTAATTTCTCCTTTGCCATATGTGCCATGTTTGTAATACAAATAGATGTACTACTGTAGTTTATTATAGTGCCATGTTGCAAGATTGTCAACGACTTTCTTGCTAGTTTATTTATGCCTAGGCATAAAAAAGCCCTGCACAATGTTACTTATGCAGGGCCAAATTTTTTATAAGTTTTACTGGTTACTTTATAATAAATGAGTTTAAGAAATCTTCATACTTTTTTGATTCATCAAAACTGCCTGGTGTCTTAACTTTGGCTTCGTGTGCGCTTAGTAGGCAGCTCTTTACAGTTGTGTATTCAAATTGGTTTAGGTTATTTCCTGATTCTAATTTTTTACTAATGTTATTTAGATGGTATCGTAATGTTTCATTTTGTGCAGCATAGCCCATTTGTGCTACTTGGTAACCTAGTCGAGCATGCGGTGTCGCAAATTCAACTACATCGCCTTCTTCGAGCATACTGCGAAGATTTGAAAAATCTTCTGCGTCAATGGCTTCTAAAATAGCTGCTTCAAATGCTTGTTGTCTAACTAAGGCACGCTTAATGCTTGCCATAGCGTCCGATACTTTGTTATCAAAATGAGTTTCTACAAACTTTGATTCTAGGTCTTCAAAAGATGTTTCGTTGATTTCTACACTGTATCTATCCTGTAGACTTTCAACTGCTGATGCATAAGTTTTTGTGCCTGCGATTTTTTCAAATGAATACTTGATGTTTTCAATATTTTCCATTGCCAATGTTACATACTGTTCATTGTCTTCGTTGATTAACTTAGCTGAACGTACATAACGTACAAACTCTTGTAGCTTTCTGTATTCAGCAGCCATCTCGGTAATTGTCTGACCAATACTGTCAAACATTTCTCCACCATTATTGATGTGACGTGCCATTGCACGAGCTGCCTTCAAATTATTTTCCTGCATTTTAAAACGTTCTTCGCCCTTTTGAATTAGAATGCTGTGAATGTTTCTGCTGCGCGAACCACGAATCTCTTCATTAACTGGTTTCTTGTGCCTAACCACAATCTTGACACTGTCAAGTGGTTGGTAACTGGTCTTAGTGCTGCCAGTTAATGAGCCAAAGCCTTCCATAACGTCCGCCATGTCTTTCTCCGAATTTTGTGCAATATTCATTGTTTCACCTTTGGGCTTGAGCTTTTTACCAAACACTCTATAATCAAAACTCATTAAATAGTCGTTTGCTAAATTTTTAAGCATCTTCCTTACTGGATGATCGCTCAAGTCCTCACTTGTGGATAAACTAATAGTCTCTGTGTTTAGATCCATTCTAACTAAAATGTTTGGATCGCCAACAGCAAATCGTGTGGCTTCACGAGGATCAACTTCTATTTTACCCTCTTTGTTGTAGCTCTGTACGCTGTAGCCGTGGCCTTTAAGTATGTTAAAAACCTTTTCTGCTACACTTGCTGTATCTATTGCCATAGTTTATCTCCTAATACTATTTATCAAATACAGTATTATAGAATAGGCATTGGCTCGTCAAAGTCGTTTTCGTTTAAATCTACATCAAAGCCCAAGCTGTTGTTTACTACATTGTAAACATCATCTTCAAAAGTACTGATGTGGGCAATCATACGTATGTTAATTAACATGCTCATAACCAAGTCGTCATGTTCGCCAGGTTTGGCACTGTAACTGTTCCCGCGGGCTACGAAGTTTTTAAGCTCGGCTATCAAAGGCTTGCTGTTTACTTTAAGTTTGCCTGATTCAATAAAACGTTTTAAACTAACACATGCTTCAACTTTGGTTTTATGACCTGTGTGGAATCCTTTGCGGGCTCGCCTTCCTGCAACTTTTTGTGGTTCGTGAATAAACTCTCCTGGAAAGTTTTCTTCTCCGGTGTCTCGAATAACAACCAATGCTGCTTCACCGATTGTGTTATTTTCCACAGACCAGTAAATTTGATAAGCGCCTTGGTCCTTGATGTATTGCATGATATCCATCATGACTTTCATCTGTCCTTCTACCGGTGTTTTATTATGCTGCCATTCTGCAACCTGAATCATAGTAGGTAGTTCAACTACCTGTATAGCTGAGGCGTCGCCGCCTGTACCTGCGCTTGGATCCAGTGTTACTGAATACATATATGCAGGACTTGGTTTTTTATACCAACGTACTTGTCCCATGCGGAATGTAGGATCAACGCCGGCCATATCAATTAACTTTAGAGGATCAATTAATGTTTCATCGTAGATAACGAATTCACATTCGTGTTCACGACGGAAACGTTCTTCACCGATACTGTTACGTTCTTGGTTAGCCCATGCTTCGTCGCGATCTGGATGCTGACTCCACACAGCCATATATGCTTTAAAGCCGTTAGTGCCTACTTCGCGTTCGTTGCCAAACTCATCGTATAGATTATTTGCTTGATTCCAAATCATAGCAAATGTGTCATCGTCACTGTTTGGTGTGCTGGTAATAATACACTTACCACCTGTTGCTAGTGTAGGTGAAAGTGAAGTCCAGAATTCTTTGGCAATACCAGGACGAACGAATGCAAACTCGTCTAAGTATACCAGTGAGATAGACATACCACGTCCGGTAGTTTCTGTGGTTGTTTCAGCAATAATACGACTACCGTTATCAAATTCTATGCTGCCTTTGTTGTAACTGGTTACACCTGCACGTATATGATCTGGTATGTTTTCATATGCGTAACGAACACGTTGCATAATTTCGCTTGAGCTTTTACCTTTGTTACTGGCTACCAGGACTGTGCTGTCCGGTATAAACATTGCATACCAAAGTAAATAGCCGGCAGCAACAGTAGTTTTACCCATCTGTCGTCCTAGCATATTGATACTTAGTCGATTGGTATTATAATTTTCAATTAAGTCAAGTTGGTATTCAAAAGGATCAAATGCGATCGCACCCTTGGTAGGGTGCTGTATTCGCATATAATTTTTCATGAAGTATAATGGGCCAGTTTTTTTATTACAACATTCGCTAAACTCTTTTAACGTAGTTGTGGTATACTCAATTTTACTATGAGCTTGTTTAACTAAACTGGTGTCTGCTGTTCCCTTGGCCATAAATCTATTTAACCTTTATTATACACAAAGGTCAGCAGTCTTGAACTTATAGTCTTTTTAGTCTATCTCTGAGAACATTGACTAGTGCAGTTTTATCAGTGCTGTACTTGAAGTCTAATGGTTTTACACTCGATTCAGGCTCACTGCTATAACCACATGGCTCTTCTGCAGGTTCAGCTGGCATATTTGGTGCAAGTGCTACTGCCGCATCTGCTACTGATGGTTCTGCGTCTGCTACGCCCTTAACTTCAATACCTGCAAGTTTTAGTACACGGTGTAGTTCTTCCATATCCTTAGCGTTGGCACTTACTGTTACAGTAGCATCGCCCATACGCTTAGTTTGGTTGTAGCTTACATTAGTTGTTTCTGCAGGTCCTACAGCACCTGGCATTGTTTCAGGCCCGGGTGTATAATAATTTTCTGGAATAACCGTAGTATCATTGTCCTCAGAAACAATACGAGCACTTTTTGTTGAAGGCTGATCGCGATAGTGATTAAGTGCTTTATAAGCATTTAGTGGATGTACAGGTACACGTTTTGTATGACCTAATACACTGACAATTTCAATGTATTGCTTGCTCTTACCTGAATCTTCTTGGGTAATCGAAAGTGCTTTACGCACACCAGCTTTACGATTATAATACTTTCTTGCTGACTCTGCATCTTTGTTGCGGTCTGGATGATACGCATCGCGTTCTTTTGCTGCTTTATCAGTGTACGACGATAGTGTTTTATTTGATACTTCGTCAACTGGAGCCGGTAGTGCTTCAACATCACCAACAATGTTGTCATAGTCGTCCATGGTTAACGGACCTTCCTTTGACATAGCAATCATACGCTCTGCTACATCGTGTAGGCCCATATCATCTTGCACACTTTCTCTTGCAAATTCTAGTACACGCAATAATAGTGGAACATCTAGGCTCACAGTATCAACTGTATCGCCTTCTGCTTCTTCTTTGGTCATCTTATCAACAGCCTTGTCGATGCCCTTACGACGCTTGTCAACAATGTCTTCTGCATCACGGTCGCCTGTTCTAGCTGCCCAACGTGTGTTAATACGGGTACTATCAGCAGCCTTCTTCACATAAGAGCCAAGTGTGCCTTTT